CTGGGCGGGTAAACCATTCGAGTTGATTGATTGGCAAGAACAAATTATTCGTGATTTGTTTGGAATTATTAAACCAGATGGCCACCGTCAGTTTAATACCGCCTATGTTGAGATACCTAAGAAACAAGGTAAATCAGAATTAGCAGCTGCCGTTGCTTTGCTCTTAACTTGTGGTGACGGTGAAGAACGTGCTGAGGTTTATGGATGTGCAGCTGACCGACAACAAGCAATGATAGTATTTGATGTGGCAGCTGATATGGTTCGCATGTGTCCCGCCTTAAATAAGCGAGTAAAAATACTTACTTCACAGAAACGAATTATTTATCAGCCGACAAACTCATTCTATCAAGTCTTATCCGCTGAAGCGTATTCCAAACATGGTTTCAATATTCATGGAGTGGTGTTTGATGAGTTACATACGCAACCAAATCGAAAACTATTTGATGTCATGACGAAAGGATCTGGCGACGCAAGAACTCAACCACTATATTTCTTAATTACTACGGCAGGGACGGATACACAATCAATTTGTTACGAAACCCATCAAAAAGCAGAGGATATTATTGAGGGTAGGAAAACAGACCCTACATTTTATCCTGTTATCTATGGTGCTGAAAAAGAAGATGATTGGACGGATCCGGAAGTTTGGAAAAAGGCTAACCCCTCTTTAGGCATTACAGTACAGATGGATAAAGTTCATCAAGCATGTGAATCAGCAAAGCAAAACCCCGCAGAAGAAAATGCCTTCAGACAATTAAGATTAAATCAATGGGTTAAGCAAACGGTACGCTGGATGCCTATGGATGTATGGGATGCTTGTGCTTTCCCATTTGATCCTAAAGAATTAGAAGGTCGTGTCTGTTATGGCGGACTGGATTTATCTAGTACATCAGATATTACAGCCTTTGTGCTGGTGTTCCCACCAGAAGATGAAGATGATAAATATTATATTTTGCCATACTTTTGGTTGCCTGAGGATAATCTCGACTTGAGAGTGGCCCGCGACCACGTAAATTATGACTTGTGGGAAAAGGAAGGTCACATATTAACGACCGAAGGGAATGTTGTTCATTATGGTTTTATCGAACAGTTTATTGAAGAACTAGGCACAAAATATAATATTCGAGAAATAGCGTTTGACCGTTGGGGTGCCATCCAGATGGTTCAAAACTTAGAAGGTATGGGCTTTACAGTGGTTCCATTTGGACAAGGTTTTAAGGACATGAGCCCACCTACAAAAGAATTGATGAAGATAGCTTTAGAGAAGAAATTTGCTCATGCTGGACATCCTGTTTTACGTTGGATGATGGATAACATTTTCATACGAACGGATCCAGCTGGGAATATTAAGCCTGATAAAGAAAAATCGACAGAAAAAATTGATGGGGTCGTAGCAACTGTTATGGCTTTAGACAGATCCTTACGTCACGGATTGAATCAAGTGGAGTCGGTTTATGATGAACGAGGGTTATTTTTAATTTAGGGGGTAGAGGTGACTTATGAATCCAATCAAGCAATTATGGTCGAAGTTAATACGGAGTCCAGTAGAGAATAAGACAATACCTAGTAACCGTTTTTATTTTGGAAATAGTTCAGCAGGGAAGAATGTTAATGAACGGTCGGCAATGCAGATGACGGCAGTTTATGCCTGTGTGCGAATACTAGCTGAATCGGTTGCCAGTTTGCCACTTCATTTGTATTCAAGTAATGAGGATGGAAACAAAGAAAAAGCAAAGGAACATCCATTATATTTTATTTTACACGATGAGCCCAATCCCGAGATGACATCGTTTATCTTTCGTGAAACCTTGATGACTCATTTGTTATTGTGGGGAAATGCTTACGCACAAGTCATTCGTAATGGGAAAGGTGAGGTTGTCTCTATTTACCCTTTAATGCCAAATAAGATGAAAGTAAAACGAGATAATCTGACTAAAGAAATCATTTATGAATACTATCATGAAGATGGGAAAGTGGAGTTAAGCGATTTTGATGTGTTACATATTCCCGGTTTAGGTTTCGATGGTTTGATTGGATATTCACCCATTGCGATGGCTAAAAATGCTATAGGGATGGCTTTAGCTACTGAGGAATACGGAGCGAAGTTCTTTGCAAATGGGGCCCAGCCTGGCGGTGTGTTGGAACATCCTGGTATCATTAAAGACCCAGAAAGAGTGAGGGATTCTTGGTCGCAGTCCTTTGGGGGATCAAGTAATTCTAATAAGATTGCGGTGCTAGAAGAAGGGATGAAGTACACTCCCATTTCGATTTCACCTGAACAAGCTCAATTCTTAGAAACAAGAAAATTTCAAATAACTGAAATAGCTCGAATTTTCCGAGTACCACCTCATATGGTTGGTGACTTGGAGAAGTCGAGTTTTTCTAATATTGAACAACAATCGTTGGAGTTTGTTAAATACACCTTAGACCCCTGGGTACTTCGCTGGGAACAAGCAATGAATCGCGCCTTAATTTCTAAGAAAGATAAACCTTCCTATTTTATTAGCTTTAATGTAGATGGCTTACTTCGAGGAGATTACGAAAGCCGTATGAACGGGTATGCTACTGCCAGACAAAATGGCTGGATGTCAGCAAATGATATACGAACCTTAGAAAATCTAGATTTAATTTCAAAAGAAGATGGCGGGGACTTATATCTAGTCAACGGGAATATGTTGCCTTTAGAAAAAGCCGGGTCATTTTATCAAAGTAGGGAGAGTGAAGTAGACAGTGAATTATAAAAAGTTTTGGAATTGGAAAGAACCAGAAGAAAAGGAACCAAGGACACTCTATTTGAACGGGACGATTGCGGAAGAATCATGGTTTGAGGATGATGTGACTCCAGAGTTGTTCCGCGAGGAGTTATACACAGATGAAGGAGATATAGCTGTTTGGATAAACTCACCTGGAGGTGATGTGATTGCTGGGGCACAGATATATAACATGTTATTAGATTATCCCGGGCATGTCACGATAAAGATAGATGGCATCGCAGCTTCAGCTGCTTCGGTTGTCGCGATGGCTGGTGATTTGTTATTTATGAGTCCTGTTTCAATGTTGATGATTCATAACCCGATGACGGTTGCGATTGGTGATCATGTTGAAATGGAAAAGGCCATCGATATGTTGGCTTCTTTTAAGGATTCAATTATCAATGCTTATGAGAAAAAGACTGGTTTATCACGAGATGAACTCTCACAGTTAATGGATGCTGAGACTTGGATGGATGTAGGGAAAGCGATGGAGTTAGGCTTCTGTGATTCAGTGCTTCAAACACCATCTGATTATGTTTACAACGAATCAAAACCAACAATGTTGTTTTCTAGAAAAGCAGTAACCAATTCACTTTTAACTAAGGTGAAAGAAAGTCATGCAATTTCTGCCAAAGAGTTAGTCAGTCGCTTAGATACTATCAAAAACCAATGGGGGTAATTAATATGATGCAAAAATTAATAGAACAGCGTAATGAAACTTGGAATCAAGCAAAGTCATTTGTAGAAAGTCACCGTGACGAAAAAGGGTTAATGTCTGACGAAGACCACAAAACGTATGCTCAAATGGAAGCAGAAATTGAAAACTATACTCGTGAAATTAAACGAATGGAGCGTGAGAAACAAATGGATCAATCGTTAGCACAACCAACTTCGAAACCATTAACTTCTATGCCAGGAAACGTCAATGAATCAGAAAAAACAGGTCGAGCTCGAAACGAATACAAAGAAGCGATGTTAAATGCTTTTCGTTCGAATTTCCGAAATGTTTCGAATGTTTTGCAAGAAGGAATTGATACACAAGGTGGATATTTGGTTCCGGAAGAATATGACGAGCGCTTGATTCAAGGCCTAGAAGAAGAGAATATCCTGCGTAAGTTAGGTACAGTTATTCAGACTTCTGGAGAACATAAGATTAACATTGCGGGAACTAAGCCAGCAGCTGCTTGGATTGAAGAAGGAGAAGCTTTAACCTTTGGTGATGCTACTTTTGACCAAGTAGTATTAGATGCGCATAAATTACATGTCGCCATCAAAGTGACCGAAGAATTACTCTATGATAATGCCTTTAATTTAGAAAATCATCTCATGGACCAATTCTCTAAAGCATTGGCCAATGCGGAAGAAGAAGCTTTCCTAAATGGCGATGGTGTCAACAAGCCGTTAGGAATCTTTGCGACGGAAGGTGGCGGTGAAGTGGGTGTCACAACCACAAATGAGAAAATCACATCAGATGAACTTTTATCACTGGTCTATGCCTTAAAGCGTCCATACCGCAAGAACGCAGTGTTTATCTTAAATGATGCGACCTTAGCGTTAGTTCGCAAACTCAAAGATAACAATGGTGCTTATATCTGGCAACAATCATATCAACAAGGAGAACCAGATCGCTTACTAGGTTATCCAGTTTATACTTCAGCCTTTGCACCAGAAGTGACTAAAGGAGAACCTGCAATCGCGTTTGGAGATTTTTCTTACTATAACATTGGCGACCGTGGTATTCGTTCATTCCAAGAGTTGAAAGAGTTGTTTGCTGGTAATGGCATGGTTGGATTTGTAGCGAAAGAACGTGTGGATGGTAAATTGGTGCTACCAGAAGCCGTACAAATTCTGAAAATTGGTGGGGCAGCTTAATGCTGTCCTTGGAGGAAGTTAAAGGCTATTTGCGGGTAGATGATGACCATGATGATAGATTAATTGAAAACTTAATGGCATCAGCAACGGCTCTTTGTTTGGATGTAGCTCGATGTAAAACGAGTGAACAACTAGCCGTTTACCCGCATGCCAAATTAGCATTGTTGTTTACAGTCGCTTACTTCTATGAGCACCGGGAAGAAGCTGACCATCGTGAATTAACCTTGACTCTACGTGCATTTTTATTTGGAGTACGGCAGGAGGGG